TTATGGTCGGCGGTAATCAGCCAACCAGCAAACTCTGCCAATGTGCCGGAGGAGATTGTCTTACTCTTGGATACAGGAACTTGTAATTGTTCCAACTTCAAGAGGTACTCGCTGGCTAAAGTACTGTCAGTGATGACAATGTCATCACCCAAAATACGATATTGGTCTCCACCTTTATCGTACGACTGACAGGACTGCACTAAGCCATGGTGTGCCATCGCAAACAAAGCGAAGGATGGACCGGCTCCTAAGGGTTGCCCCTTTTGGAATACCAATGTCCGTACACCATCAGCCCTACATACCTCTCCAGGTACTCGGGGCATGCCTTTGGGTATTATGTATTCACCCTTGGCAACGCGTTCCAAAGCAATTCGGAACATGAGCGGTACTTTAAGACTCTGCAGTAGGTCCCTTTGCAGGTACCAAGGAAAGTGATTCGTAGCATCACTCAGATCTATCGAGTGGGCAACCTTTCCTTGACAAAGTTGACCTTGAACCCAGTTTGCACCGGATTCTTGGTCATAGGAACAATCCTCACGGACTTTCCTGAGTTGACGGAACAAGTACTTCTTGAGAGGATCCAAGAAGGCCTGCCATGCCAGGTTAGGGATAGCAAAGACCCTAAGCTTACCACCAGTCTCTTGAGTACTACCGAGACTGCCAACAACCCCTTTGTAATGGTGGCGAACAACGCCAGATGTACGAGCTGAAAACCCGTACACCGCCCGTAACTGTGGGATAATCTCCACAGAATAGGCACCAGCAGTACCTTTACCAAGACATGTATCGCACCAGAGAACTTCCTGTTGCTGTACATACCGTTTTCGAGCGGACACTTCTCGTGAGAGAGTGAGCTTGGTAAGACCTACTTGAAACGCAGCATAATAGTCACTCACCTGGTAAGGTGGGAGACTATAATCCCAAGGTTTGACTTCCTTGGGTATGCTGACAGATAGACCGTTAGGATTAGACGGTTCCGCAGTTGCGGACTCATAGAATTTCTTCCATTGAGTATCCGTAACCTTGTCAAAGACGAACGAATGATAAACATTCAGAACGTTGAGGACCGTCACTGTAGGAAAGTTACGCATTAGGACCCCGAAAGGACCTGTTGGGTAACCATCTGGCCGACAGGCAATCCAAGATTTCTCCTGTTTAAAGGAGACCTTGGCTTGTCTTGCAACGTAAAGTTGCTTGAATTGCTTCAACCGGCTCACAGTGTACTCTAAT